ACAGTAGCACTTAAACTCGCAGTAGTAGCAGTAGAACTTACACCCATAAAAATATTAGTAGATGTGTTCGTAAAGTTTGATGCACCTGAGGAAGATACAAATGTAAAATCAACATTACCTATAGTAAATTCTGATCCTATAATTGATGTTGATTGAGATGTTATCTGTAAAGCACCAGTTGCAAATGTAGCTCCTATACTTGTTCCTTCACTGGATACACTAGCCGAAGCATGACTAAAGTCACCCGCTAATATTCTTACTACTGTTACTGTATTTGAATTTTTCAAATACTCTCTTACCGCGTGTGATGTCAAATATTGATATTTTCTTGAACCACTTTTGAAAGTTGTTCCAAACTTGGCTTCAAACTCACCAATACTTTCCACTACAGTCGGTATACCGGCAGGTCCTTTTACGGTTGGACCTATGATAGCTGCACCGATTTCAGCTACGGCAGCCGGCAAAAAAGATGCATCTATCTCATTCGTAAATACACCTGGACTTACTATTTTTTCTGCCATTGAATTTCTCCTATTAATAACATGTTATTTGAATTGATATGATTACAGAATTAGTCGTTGCGCAATTAATTCTATATATAAATATGGTTTTAAATTTGAAACACGTTATTTATTTGCAGAAAACGTGCCTGTTTTTGGGTCTAAAACACCCTCACCGTATTTTTTTGTAACCTCTTCCATAAAAGATTTCTCTTCATTTTGGACATCATTGAAGTTAGACTTTAATTTGTTTTCATTTTCATTCACAAGCTTTATTTCATTCTCTAAACGAATTTTTGTAAAACCTAATTGTCCTAATTTTAATTGAATAGAAGCATATTTTTTTTGAATGTCTTCTAATTTTTCAAGTTCCTCTTTGGTGAATTTTGTTTCAGCCATTGTAACCTCCTATTTGTTCACTTGTTCATCTGTTGCATCACCCTCAAAACCAAAAACTATTTTTCCGGGCGTAATTTCTTTTCTTGTTTGAGATACTTTATTAACTAAAATATTACTAACATATTCAGGTAGTAAATAAGCGTATGTTGTAACACTAAATGTAGATTTTATGAACCTTTCGGTATCCACCGTCATTTCAGTAGAATCTGATATACCCTCAACCTTTGATAAAAATCTATAATTTTCAGAATCTCCCCAATAAGTATTATCTTGTTCGACAAAACCCTCTAAAATTATATTCATTTGTTCTATAAAATTTGTCCAAATAATGAAATCATAAGTTATCGTAACATAATCAGGAACACCAGTCACTATATTTTCTGTTATTGGCTTCTTACCTGTTTGAACTGCAAATCTGTCATATCTATTGTTTTTAGACCATTGAGAGTTTCTGACAACTCTACTATGTTTTCCTTCTAAATCATGTTCTAAACCAACATATAAATTTGTATTTTTTTCAAGAGATGTTCTTCTAAACATTACAAGTGGTAAAATTATAGCTCCTGATTTATCTTTCATAAAGTTATTTTTTCTAGCGTTTACCCATCGTTCTTGATTGGCATACATAATAGGAACATCTTTTTGTTCACCAGCACTTGATACTTTTAATCTCATCACATTTTTCATGTGTTTCATCATTGATGTATCTATATCTTTTAGAGTTATCGCATAGTTTTTACCATAGTCTAATCCAGGAACAACAGATTTTTTACTATTACCACCTCTAATAGAAGTATCTTTTGTAGAAACTTGTTCAGCTCTATTTACAGTTTCTTTATTTACTAATCTTTGATTTGTTATTGGTTTAACGGCCATTTCTTCTTCTCAGTTTTTTAAGTTTATCTAATTTGTTGTTTACTTTGCCTTTTACTTCTTCTGATTTTATAGCTGATACATCTACATTACCTATAGCTATTTCTTTTTTTATATCCACCTCAACCGCTTTTACACCAGTCTGTGACTTAGAGTCAAAGTTATCCAACTTGTTCATCAGTTTACCCATCATCTGTTCCATTTGTAAATTACCATTTGGTTCAGGAGTATAATAATGTTTTCTTTCACCATACACATCCTCATCATCTACGATGTTACCACTCACCTCTTTTTTTGGTAAAGATTTTTCCCTAAAATTAGGGTTAGAAGTATCATATTTTACTATTCTTTTTCCTGTTATTTTTTGAACAGCCATTATCTTCTTCCATTTTTTAAATTGTTAAAGTCTTCTCTAGCTCTAGTTAAATTTCTTTCAACTTTTTTAGATTTGGCCACATGATTTTGTTGTCTAACTATTCTTGAACCTAACTGTTGATTGTTAGAAAATCTTCTAAGATGGTCTCTCAATCTACGTGTGGTATATCCATGAGATTTAAACATACGTGCTGCATTTTTTAAACCACCAGGTTGTTGTATTGTATTAACTACAACACTCAATAAATTTTTATCTGAATTTGATAATGAAGTCGGCATAGACATATTTTGTGGAAATGGAGTAATACCTAATATCATGTTACAACATTGTACTACATCTAATATATTTAAATTCCCATCTTGATTGACATCTGCGTTTAAAAGCATTTGAGGTGTAATTGACATATTACCCAGAATAATATTTACCATTGTCACTATGTCTAATATATCAACATTTCCATCTAAAGTAACATCACAATAGTTTATAGAACTCCCACCTGTTGTTGCTAATATATAAAAACATGAAAAATCAGAATATGTACATTGACTACAATAGTTTTCAGCCTGAGGATCTCTACAGCCAATACATTCATTTATTACAAGACTATTCGAATATGTCATATCATCTTGAAGACATTGTATAGGGTCTACATCTTCTTGTCCTGTACAGGTATAAAAGCTGTTATCAGCGTCACAAGCTTCCGCTCCTAAATTTATACTTAAACTAATTTCTTGATCATCTAAACTAGTTGGTATAGAACCATAAAAACCAGATCCACACCAAACTTCTCCATCACCACATAATGCAGGGTCGTTGGTTATACAATCACATGGAGCAAATGGGTCATAGTATTGAATATCTATATCAGCGTGTTGTGGATTAGGATAATCAATTGTTACATATGATGGATTATTATCATCATCAAAACTTATTTGATTATTTATTTTAAATCTATGTTTTACTTCTCTATGTTTCCATGATTCACTAGGTTGTGCAATTGGATCCCATGAACCATTAGCGTATCGATAATCAAAACCATATCCATAAAAAACCCTCCAACTAGCGAATCCGTCTGCATAACCATATGTCGGAGTTCCTCCGTTTGTGATAACTTCATCAATATATCTTTGCCATGTATCACCAGGTTCATCAATCCCTATCTCACCAACTAAAGTAGTAACCATGTCATAACCAAAATCGGCTCCACTTACTACACTATCATCACTTACTCTGTTTCTAACCCATGTCATGTGAGCATTTTCTGTATCATTGTGTATGTAAATTTGAGTTGGATTTTCACCAGATCCCCAAAGTCCTTCACCAATTATACTAGAATCAAATTTAGCTGGTAATGATTTTATTTCACCAATTTCAAGAGCGTCTACAACAGGACATGGTGGTAAATCACAATTATTATCATAATAACTTACAAAAGGTGATGTGATAGTTCCAGTAATAACGCCATCTTGAAATCCTGTATTATCTATTTCTATTATGGTATTTCCTTCTTCATACCACCTAAAACCATTTTCAATACAATCATAAATATTATCATAATCGGCTTGAATATTTTTATTTTCGTCTCTACATTTTGCACCGAGTGTTAACCCAATCAGTTTAAGTGTTTCATCTTTTCTATTTAATTCATATACACCTAAACTACCTCCCAATGTCATAAACCTACCGTCACTCGCTAAATAATAAATTGAAATATCTCTATCATACCATAACATATTAGCATATTCTGGAGTAGGATATGATTTTAATATTTTTAAGCCGTGTGATGGCATGAACCCTTCATAAGGAGTAGGGCGACTATCACCACCAAAACCATCTCCTTGAGGTATTGACAAATCAAAACCAGTATCAGACGCATCTACACCCACACTAACACAACTATTACTATTCCATAAAAAGCCTAAACCATTAAATTTAGTTCCCTCTCCTGATATAGAGACACATGGGTTACCATATTCATTAGGAGTTGATGGTGTCATTGATAAAGTTCTAAGTTGAGTTCCATCATATTGTAATCTTGGTGGGTGTTCATTTAATGTTAAAAAAGTATTGTCACCATCATCTGTTATTTCATACGTACCATATAAATTAACCAAATCATTACCTTCTACATCATCACCTTCACATTGAAAATCAGTATTAACATGATCACTCTCTCTGTGATCACAATAGTAATTATCTCTTCTGTATGTAAAATTGGGGAGAAGTGTTATTCTTTCCTCTTTAACAGCACCAACATTATAGAGAGCTCCTGCGGGAGCTATATCCGTACTATAACCGGCCAATTGTGAGACATCATTATTCATTGATATAGCTGTCATATCATATGGCCAATCATAAGCGTTTAGTTCCCATCCATACATATATGGATTACTATCACCAGAAACTTCAACACCTTGAACACGTAACATTCCAGCTGTACACTCTCCATATTGTTCTAGATCAAAATTATATTTTCGTATGGGTACTTGTACTAAATTAAAACCATCTTCTTCGTAATCTTGCCAAGTACATGTTTGCCATCTAATAGTTCTAATACAACACGCACGATAATCAAAAATATCTGTTATTGGTTCGTCATCAAAAAAACACTCTGGATGCATATTATTATTGTCAGGATCATTGTCTGGAGTAGCACACTCTGTTTGTCCAAAAACTCCACCACCAACTATTTCTCTAAGAAAAGTATAATGATAAGATATGTCTTCATCCGGATCTGGTAAATAAATACCATATGGTGTCGATGCGAATGGATCTGCAGAACCATATGTACTTGTATAAAAATATCCTTGTTGAATATTATTATCAACAAATTTACCAAATACTTTATATGTATTTTCTTCTTCTATTGTAATATCGAATGATTGTGGTATTATGAGATTAGACAAAGGCATTTATTATTCTCCAACTCTTTCAATATGAAGTGATGATAATCTACTTCTAAATGCATTTACTTTGATTTGATGTCTGAACCCTTGATGTCCTCCAATTAATTGTGGTTCTGTTACGGAGCCAACTTCGTAATATGAATCGTTCCAATCTATGATATCACCAATTTCAGGAAAAAATCCAGCTTCTTTTAAAGTTGTTCTATGAAAATAAACTTCAATGTTAGATGTTAAATCAGAACCAAATTCGTCTTGGATGGTTTCAGGTTCATTGTAAAGAAGTAAGCAATTTACCCTAAAACCAGCTTCATAATATTTTGCAGTAGATTCACCATATACATTGTTATTAGTATTTTCTACACTAACTTTGTACACATCCACTGATTGTCCAACAATTTCATCAATTAACTCTTCATTAAAAGCATCAAATAAGTCGACTTCTTTTTGTGGTATAAAAAATGGTTTGTTTGTAAAATCAGACATTAGTATCTACCCCTCATGGTTCTATTTGAACTAGGTGTTATTGAGTCTCTACGAATTAAATCTAAATTATCACTATATTTTGAATCACTTATAAATCTACGAGCTCCTAGTCTTTTAACAACACTACGCATTCTGTACAAACTTATATCTCTAACAAACTTGTGCTTTCGCCTTCTTGAATTAAATACTCGTCTACGAACTCTTCTAGTCGTGTGTCTTGGCATTATTTTTTTCCTTTTTTAGCGTATTGTTTTAAAAAATCTGAAGCTTCTTTTGTACTAACTTCTTTCTTTTTATAGTTTTTTCTTTTATTTTTTAGTTTACCAGCTTTTTTCTTTTTATCTGTTAAAATATCATTAACTTTTTTGATTTCTTTTTTTTTATTTTTAACTACTTTTTTAGACTGATTAACTTTTTTATTTAATTGTTTTACTTTTTTATTTTTACTACCACCGAATAAAGCTAAAACACCCCCAATAGCCGTAACTAACCCAATTAAATACTTCAATATTTTCATAACTTTCTCCTACTATTTTAATCCAAAAGTTTTTCTTTTTCGTAAAGCCTTTTTCATTTTTTTCTTAATTCGAGTAGCTTTAGTTTTTCTTTTAATAGCACCCTTTTTAGCTTTAAGCTTTCTTTTTGTTTTCTCGGTAGACTTCATAGTAACACATCGATTACCTTTAGCCTTTTGTCCGGGTTTACAGAATAACTTTTTTTTAAGTTTACCCTTTCGGATTACTTTTTTCTTTTTACCTTCTTCAAGGTCTATTAAAATGTCTTTTAATTTTATAGACATTATTTATTTCCGATACCTGTTGAAACATGTTCACCTACATTACCAGCAGCGTAAATACCAAAAACCCACTTTACAAAATCTGCCCATCCTGTAAAGTCAGCTTTTCCCAATATTACAAAAACACTAGCTGCCAAAAAACACACCCCAGCACATAATAATTTTCTATTCGAAACTTTCATCTCATATCTCCTGATTTAATAATTTTATCACCCTCCCAAGCATCACATATGTATGATGGGCGTACATGATACGACCAATTTTTACAAAATTTAGCTCTAAAAAAGTTACAGTTAGAGCAATGTTTACCATTCACATTTGTTTCTCGATAGCTATTTGGTAAATTACCTAAACTAACATTTTTACGTTGTTGTCTATCACCTTCATATCTACCACCATGTTCTAATTTTTTAAAATATCCACCACTTTTATAATTACTACCTGGTAATTGTCCTCTATTAAAACCAGGTGCAGAGTGGTGTGGAGAAGCAGTTCTGTTTAATTTGTCCAAAAAATCAATACCTAACGCTTCTGTAGTGGCAGCGTTTATTATATACTCACCACCTTCTAATTCTACAGGATCTTGTCCTTCAGCTTGAGCTAAAATACCACCTTCCTCATGTGATGGTCCTACTAAATATCCACCAGATTGTTTTTCCTTTACTCCGACTCTTCTTTTCTTAGCCATCTCTTAACCTAAATAAATACTTAACGGAGCTTTGTTTAAAACAGCCTGTTGAGCATCAGCTTGTTCTTGTTCAGCTCTGGCCTTTTCAGTCACAGAAACTGAATCTAAAAATTCTTTCAACTCATCAATAAGTTGTTGTTTTTCTTCTCTACCCTCTGCCTTTAAAGCTTCACCATCCATCTGAACTTCACCATTTGGTATAGGCATGGTAGCATATTTACTTCTAATAATACCAAGTAATTCTTTTGCCAAAGCTAAAGTATATCTTCGTATCCATTGTCTACCTGGTGCATTTATTTCTGAATATGTAGTAAATTTATAAGGTATATTACTTGGATCTGTAACCTTATTTTTCATATAATCTAATTCTGTATTATTAGCAAAATCTCTTACTTGATAGTTAAACCATATTTTACTACCAACATCCGAAGAAGCTGGTTCAGGAAATATTCTTAATTTATTATTTACTATCTCAAATGAATATGCAGACTTTCTAATTTTATCATTTGTTTCTATTTGTGCAGCCCTCGATATATCATAATATATTGGTCTTAATATAAATGTTGTAGCTGGAGAAACATTACCCATACCAAAAGAATCTAACATATTTCTTTGATCAAATGTTCCAGCAAAAGGGTCATAAAATTTTGTTATAGCTGCAGGTCCTTCATTAAATACTCTCATAATTGTCAATCGTTCAGTAGGAGTTCCTGTTGTATGTTCATATGAAGCTTCACTTTGTAAATCATATATCTGTTTTGAATCTCCTAAAGTAATCGAACCAGAATAAGTCTGTACATCACCACCTAATCCTATAGCTTCACCGTATTGTTTAGATAGTCCGACAGATAATCCCATATTAGGTTTTGTTGGTTCTACGGAACCTGTTCCCATATTCGAATGTGATGGGTGATTACTAAAACCAGAACCACTTACTCTATTCGTATTACTATAGTGTTCCCACAACCAATTTTTTGCATTATAATTATTTATGTATTGTGAGTAATCTGAGGTAGCCTCTTCAAAACAAGCCCAAATAGACGCACTATTGAACTCTAACTGCATGACAGGATGTCCAAGCTTTCTCGAAACATACTTTGACACTTGAACAGATTCTGATATGAATGAGTTATCATTATCATATATACTATATGGTGTAGGTTGTTCACTACTCGTAAAGTCTGATATCGTTGGATCTGTGTATATGAATTGAAATTTTGACATTTAACTCTCCATTACTAATAAAAATACATATTATTTCTCAAATATAAATATCAAATGAATACAAAAAAGGGTGAGATAATTCCCACCCTTTTAGGTTGTTTTTTAACATTTTAAGGTTACAAACTATTAAGCTGCACCATTAGCACCACTACCAGACCAAACTGCTGCTGCATTTTGTTGATTAGAATGTGCATTCACAATGTAATTAGTTCCATCATTATGAACATGAAGTTCATCACCAACCACAATCTGACCAGCACCTACACCAGTTACTACTCCAGAATGACCATGATAAGTAAAGTTTACCGGAGGTTGTTGAGCAGATCCACTCAAAACTACAAATCTATCAGCTGTCGCTGAAGAATCTACTGAATTTGGAGTGTAATGTAATTGAGCTGCACCAGCTGCAGTATAACTTGTTGCTGATACTTTAGCTGCATCAGATTGAAAATCCCACTCTACAGAAAATGCAGAACCAGTTTTTACAAAGAATGAACTTTGAAAACCAGGAGCATCACCCACAGGAGGTAAATCAATTACTAATGGATTTTTACTAGCATCAATAAGATATGTTTTACCTGAATCTTCAGCTTTGACTGTGTAAGTCCATGTACTTGAAGATGGATGTTCATTTCCTTGATGTAGCGTGGCTGCTTGAGCAGCTGCAGTACTTGGAGAAGAAGCTTCTCTAGATTGTGAGTACACTGTACTCCAAGATCCAGAATATGCTGTTCCACCAATATTTTCTACAGGAACTA